GATAACGTGGTGCGATGTGGTGCTGACGTGGTGCAGTAGTGTAGGATTCATATAAACGTTGTAGTTCGATAATACAATATTGACATTGTATAATAGTTATGTTATTGTTATTACAAAAATATAGAAAGAGGTGTTACATATGGATTTTATAACATTAGTACAGAACGTAGGGTTTCCGATTGCCTGTGTCACTTTTTTAGGTATCTATGTAAAAGAACTTACAAATGCGCATAAAGAAGAAATTGCACAATTGACAGAAAAACTCGGAAAACAGACTTTAACCATTCAAAAGTTAGTTGACAAAATTGACGAATTATTGAGAGGTGATAACAATGAAAATAAGTGAAAATGGATTAAACTTAATTATTTCTTTTGAGGGGTTTTGTCCTAAAGCAACTAAAGCAGTTAAAACAGAAAAGTATTATACTATCGGCTATGGACATTATGGAAAAGACGTTGACGAAAATCAGACTATAACAAAAGAAGAGGCGTTATCACTTTTGAAAAAGGATATGAAACGCTTTGAAACAAAAGTTATGAAATATGACAATTGTTATAATTTTACACAAAATGAGTTTGACGCGTTGGTGTCTTTTGCATATAATGTAGGAAATATTGATCAGTTGACTGCAAAAGGAACACGAACTAAAAAAGAAATAGCTGACGCAATGTTGCTATACATTAAGTCTGGTGGAAATGTTTTAAATGGATTACGAAAAAGAAGAAATAAAGAAAGAGAACTTTTCTTGAAATGTTCGACATCGAACTTTTACCCAAAATATAACGGTGCGTCTAATGACATTGATGTTGTGTTATCTTCTATTGGAGTAAAGTCAAGTTTCTATGGCAATTATAAAAAAAGGATTCCTTTAGCAAAAGTGAACGGCATTAAAAACTATACTGGAAATTTATCTGATAATATGAAATTATTATCACTAGCAAAAACTGGAAATCTTAAAAAAGTGGAATAGGGGCATAAGCCCCTATTTTAATTTACAAAAAATCCACTACTTAAAATTTTAATTAGTTCTTCTTTTTCACTATCGGTTGCCCTAATACCGCTAAGGTCAATATGTTCATCACATATTGTATATCCTTTTAATGTATTTATAGTTTTTGTTAAATAACATTTTTTACCCCTTGTATGATTAAATGATTTTAAAGTTTGGTAAGTAGGTCTGTCTAATATAACATAACACGTTCTATTAGTGCTTGCAACGCACATAGGATTAGGGGATGATGTACTAGCGTAATGATATTGCGACTCTGCGCTATTGATAAGTGATGTTACCGCACCCACTACATTACCACTCGCTACACTAGACGCAATTCCTATACCACTAGAAATATATCCAGACTCAACTTGTGCTCTATTGCTTGCAGTGATAGGAATATCTATCCCCATATTACCATTAAACTCATATAATTTGACATTATTCGATTTTATCTGACATAGACAACCACCCGTGATAATATCTACTGTATAAGAAATTGATAATGTTTTTCCCATTACTAAATTTGTATCTAATTCTTTAAAACCAACATACGGTAAATATATAATTACATTAGTGTATGGGGCATAATCTAAAAAATTATTATACTTTTCAGTAATTGCTATACTACCAATATTTTGCTTAGTAAAATTATTACTTACTTTATCTCCGTTTACCCCTGTATCTACATTACCAAGAATTATTTTTTGTGTAGTGCCGTTTAAGGATAAAGGTATACTTTTACAAGAAATGATATTTTCTATAGGGTTGTTACATATTAACGAAAAATTATCAAAAATATTTGCACCCCATAAGAATCTACCTAATTGTTGTAGTCTTTCTTTTGTCATTTTGAAAGTTGTAGTTAGTACTCCAATACCCGACGAAACATCACTTGTATTATTATCATTTTCGTCATCATCTTTTTCGTCTGAATATCCATCATCGTCATCGGATGTCACAATTTTACTTCCATCACCTCCATCTTTTACGGTAAATGTCGAACTGTCACCAGTTGTCACTTTACTATAAAGACCGTTATCATCTTTTGACAGAAACCCAATATCTCCGTACATATGACCATTTTTCTGATTTTTAAATAATTCACAATACATAATTGATGAATAATCAGTAGGTAATACAGTAGGCGCGGAATAGTATTCCAATTGAACTGCAATATATACAGTTGCTAAAGTTGCTATTGGTGAAACTATATTTGCAATTTCTCCCCATACCGCGTTATTTATTTGAGCATAGTTCGTATTAAAATGACTTGGGCTATAATCTACTAACTGCCATTTATGAATAGATATTTTACCGCTTAAATCATCATAACCACCAAAGCCAATTCTTACCCTAGCAATATCATTTTCTGATATTGAAGCGCAATTCCATTTTAACTTATAAAGTGGGCTTTTTGTGCCGTCAATAGCTAAAATCCAATCAGTGTTTAATTTAGGTATAGTTTTTTCTAGTTCATTATCCCATTTTCCATTTTCAATATTAGTTATTTGTTGTGCAATATTTCCTCTAAGGTCAATTATAGGCATACTACTTATCCATTGTGAATTATTTTCGTCACCCTGTAAACCATTATAACTTGTAAATACTCCGTTATATTTTTTCGATATTTTTAATACATTTTCTCCCCAATAACTATATGGAAATGGTGGATTATAATAAATGTCGTCTAACCTAGATTCTATACTAATATTGTGATATATATAATATTCAATATCATTTATGGTTATTGAAGTATTATAATTTTCCGTAAAAGTTTTAGTGGTTTTAAAATCATCGTTTTTTGGGTTAGTGTCATGTGTTAATATTTGATTTTTTACAATTATTGTAGGATTTTTACTTATGACACTAATAAAAAAAGCACTATTTATACTATCAGACGGAAAATTTGTGCTCGATAATGGTTCGAAAAAGATAGTGGAATCTCCGTCAACCGAAACAAGGTTATTTGTATATCTTGTATATATTTTTTTATCGTCTTCATCTGTATATTTTATAGAATAATTTACAAATATTGATTGTAAAAAACCACTATTATCATTAGTTGTATTTTGGTTTATTTCATTCCAATAATTATCGCTCATTTTTTTACAACCCCCCATTATTTACAGTTAAATAATAATTAGTTACATTTTCTCCAATTACACCGATGTTCTTTTTTTCTCTTATTCGTTTTACCCTTGTCATAACTTCTTCATCTACAAAATAGGGATTATTTAAATTTTCTTGTCTAATGATTAAACAACTCAACCCTTTTATATCACTTGCGAAACTGCTTAAAACATCAACGTGCAAAGATACGCTTATAAGATCACCATTCATTTCAGTAATATCATTTACGAAATAATAACGCTGATATTCTTTTATAAATGCATAGTTAAATTGTCTTATGTGTGAATCTGAAAGTTTTTTCATTATCAAAATTGGGTTGATAATACTACTACCCGATTTTAGTCTTACTTCTCTTGTCGTCACTTCATTGCTTGTTTTAACAAGGTAACGTTTATCAGTCCTAGTTGTTAAAACACTTAAATGTAAAACGTCACTCATATTATCACCATCCTTAATGTTCGACGTCGAACTTTAATAAATACAAATAGCTATCAATTTTATAATATCATGCGCTACAATACCAACAAAATTAAAAAGTGCGACTTCCCTCTCACTCTCAAGCATTTGTTGACTTGTAGTTACACCAATATTTCCGTGAGTACGGTTTTCATGTTTATATGTCGTTTCTTCTTTTCCTGTTACCGTATCGGTGTGTGCTTGTTGTTGTTGTTGTGATGTCGCCGTTTGGGTGTTTGACTTTTCTCCGATATTTTCTATAACGGTTGTAGTCTTATTATCCGTTTTTGTAGGCACATTAACTGTGCTATTTGTTTCATCAATTCTATCTAACAATTCATTTACATGAGAATAGTTATTAAAAGAATCAGTTGTTTTTTCTTGATTATAATAAGTTTCGGAGTCATAAGGTGCAACGTTTCGTTCAGATACTTTTTTACCACTGTCCGTACTTCTTTCCTTACCAGTCTTTGTTAATTTATCTTTAATAACGGTTGTTGTCTCTCCGTACTCCATTTTTTCTGTGGTTGTGTTATCATTTTTTTGCGCACTATCTACACTATCAGACGTCATACTAGATGTTGTATTTTGCAAACCATAGTCCGTACTTCCTGTAGTATCTTTTGTGGTACTATCTGTGGTTGTTTCAATTTTATCATAATTTTCTATTGGTTCATATTTAAGTAAAGTAGAATTATATAAACGTTCATATGTATATTTCTTTGCTTTGTATAAATTTACAATCATTTTTTGAATTGTATTAACATCCTTTTCTAATGAGTTTTCTACCGTTGGACGTACTTGCAATTCTCCGTGATTAAAATTTATCCATTCCGTTAACATCCCTTGGAAATCTCCACCACTTAATGGTTCATAACCATTTTGCGCAAAATCAGAATTGGAAAAAGGAAGTACACCATTTTCCATTATATATTGACTAATTGTTAGCATTATTGTCACCCACTTTCTTTTCTATAATTGTAAATTCCGGTGATAATTCAACGGATATATTTCTGTTAAAAATCTTATTTATTTCTTTACAAGCGTTTTGCCTTTGTTTTAACATATCATTGATATTTAACATTAACATCTGTTCGTCATTTTCAACTTCTGATTCAATCATTCTTTCTTTTTTATCACGGTTGTATCGCACACCAATTTCATTAAAAAACATACGCAATAATTCATTCTTTGCGTCAATACAATCTATTACCCCTAAAGAACCACTTGATGTTAAGGCAAGATTGTCAATACCACCGTTGCCCCTTTTCAATAATCCATCATCCAATATCGCGTCAACATCACCGTTATAAAATTTATCAAACATAGCGCGATAACTATCCGCGGTTGTCTGTGAATCTGTAGAAATAATATTTTTAACACGCAAGTTTACAAGCGACATTTTCAATGATACATCTGTATGCGCTAGTAAATTTGCATAACGCTTAATCATTGGGTATAATGGATTCCTTAATGCGGTGTTGTTTATGATAACACAATCTTCACCTATTTTTCTAGTACCACCGGTAGCAGTTGCGGCGGCATAAGTAAAGTTTTTAAATTCATCCCAATACTGTGTTGGTGTGCTCATTCCCCCAATTGAAACCATTTCCCCCACAGCCGTGTCATTTACATATCCACAATACCCATATAATAATAATCGCATTTCAATTTCTTTCTGTGGGAAAGGTAAGTCACCACTCCACTCAAAAATTCTCACCGCCTTTTCAAATAACATATTAGTCCAATAAGAAATTGACAACGGCAGTTTCATTTCTTCTTTTTCTTCTTTTTTTATGTTTTTTAAATTATCGCTATAAGTAGATAAAAACATATAGTCACCTCGCTTTAAAAATGTTCGACGTCGAACTTTATAGCCCGACGTCGATTGAATTTAGGTTTCTGCAATATAGAAAACAATTCCATTTTCGGACATATCATTAAAATAACCATATGTCGCTTTGTTGTAATAGTTTGTATACTCGTCATGGTTGTTACGCTCTGTAGTTCCGTTGCGTTTTGTGATTGTAACGCCCATTGCGTCACGGTCATACATAACCGCAATTACGCCGCTCTGTTCAACTATGGTTTCATCATTTAATTTAATATGGATTTTTGAGGTATCTTCAAAACCATAAGCTGTACCAGTACCTTGCCAGTATGGTAAAGTGCTATACGTACTAGCAATTTTTACCATTTCGTTGTGGTAAGTATCAGATTCCAAGTATGATACAAGTGCACTATCAAAGTCCTGTAAAACATTTACAACGAGATCAGCAGTAGGTGTGTGACGTTTGTAATTTTCGTCATTAAATAAAGAACTCATACGTTTCATACGAGAAGCCCAAAGGTTAATTTGCTGACTCGCCCATTTCAAGAAACCAATATCCCTAAGACAACCAGCAACCGTCAAATTGTTATTGGTTAATGTGTTATATTCCACTAATAAGTTATGTTTTCCACATGGTTTTGCAGTGTGTAATTTATTTGCAATAAACGTTGCACGAGTAAGATTTTTATTGTTTTCTAACGCTACCTCCATATAACTATCCATTGTAATAAAAATAGCGTCAATGAGAGTGGCAACGCCCTGTGCTGAAGTAAATGCAGTTTTAAACATGAAATCCGGAATTGTAACATCAATTTCCCAGGTTACCATTTTCTCGAATAACTTCTGTTTAATTGTAGGCTTAATTACTGGTGCGAAAACCGGTGTGTATGAATCGCTACCAATTTCCCATGAATTATTTTCTTTTGCTTCGGGTAAGTCAACATAAATTTTCTGAACGATACATCCATACTCAAAAGGTTCTTTTACAAGTCCATCATCGCCACTTGCATTGTATCGACGAATAGAAAAAATTGTTCTTCCTATCCTGTCTACAAGCGATTTTGCAAACTTGTCTGTGTTTACATCGGATGATAAAACTTTATCTCCTAATGCGACGAGAGTAGATGTATCTTTCACTGTAATTGCACTTTCCCCGAAAGTCTGATGTGCTACCTCGTTAATTAATGAATAAATCTGGTTTACTGTACTCATATTACTTTTCCTCACTTTCTGGTTCATTTGAACCCTTGTCATTGTTTATATCTACATTGTCATTTAATGACATTGTGACCCTTTTATCAAAAGCATTTCTAAATGTTTCCAAAGTTTTAGTGGTGTTCGACGTCGAACTTTCCACAATTTCTTTCATAGTTGTCGCCATATCTTCAATAGCCTTAATAGTGGCATTATTGTTTTCGGATAATTTATTGCTATTATCATTTTCTACTGGTGGAACTAATGCGTCGATACTTCTCATTTTTAATACACTCCCTTTTCTTTTTTTATTTGCGTAAACTCTGTGCCACATAAATTATCACTAAATGTTATTTTTTTATTTTTTATCATATCCATTATCATACTATCATACTTTAATAAGTCTGTCAAACTATAGGTTGCTAGTGGATTAGATGTGAAATCATCAGTGACAATCCTTTTACAATTTTTTGGTATGTTTTTAGTTGCCGGATAAACATACAATAAAGTTTCTTTTGTTTCTTTGTGCCTTATCAAATTTATCATAAATTTAAAACTAGTATATTTATAATATATTTGATATATAACGTCATAGTGTTCAAATTTTTCCGGTAAATGTGGATATGAGTCTGTTTCCCACACTCCCGTGGTAATCATTTCAGACTTTTTACCGAAAAACATTTTAGAATTACTTCCTGTGTTTTCGCAATACTCAACCGCTATTGTAACCACAATAGGCTCTCCAGTTTTTTCGTCGTACTGATTAGTAAACTGCCGATATATTTCAATAGTGCCCTGTTTCTGTGTTTTTATATGGGTGAGTTGCCATTCTTCGAAGTAGGGGCACAATCTAGAAATTGTATTTCCTATCAAAAAAACTCTAACATAATCTCGTCTCGCTATAGTAGATATAATATCCATAAGGCTTCTCACTTCGTTACCAATGTAACCACTGTCCGTTATAAATTCCTCAAAAATGATATTTCCAATTTTTGGAAATGCGAGCGATTTATAATGGGTTGCTGACGTCAAAGAAAAAGCAGAACCTATCTTTTTTCTATTCAGTATTTTTTCTTCTTCCTCATGTATTAAGTAAATATCACCTCGATAAACTCGTACACATTCAAACATACCGTTAGTAATTTCCATAATAGGCATATCGGAAAAGTATGCTTCTATATCACGAGACTTTATTTCATCTCGCCACCGTCTTAAATATGCTAGTTGACAACGCTCTTTAGGTTGTTTAGTTCGTATATCTTTTTCGTGATATGCTTCCCATAAAGCTACATACTTTGCGGCATAACTTTTACCGTTAGAACGCTCACCCAGCAATATATTATACATAGCCTTTTTTGATAACAAATTATTTATGTTATAATATTTCTGTTTCTCTTTCAAAGATACTTGTCACCTCTCTTTTATTCTGAACCATTGTCAAAATTGATTCATAATCATCAGTTATACCTAAACTATATGTTGTAGGTTGTGCACATATACCATATTGATAATTGCTATGAAATTCATCGTATTGACCTTTATTCCATACAATCGGTGGCATATCATCCACATATGTCATTATGAGTTTCTGTGCATGTTCGACGTCGAACACCGTTCCATCTTTAAAATCATCAATGTTGTGTAATTGAGATACCGCACTTTTTCTTACTCCCGAAACTGTCATATGTAATTTATCGTCATTATCAATATAACAATATTTTTTCGCACCTAATGTTTTAAACTTTTTGTATTGACCATCATCATCAAATATTCCAAGTCTATGCGGTATTCCGTATTTATCATTAGGGCAAAATTTATCTCTTGGGATGCCTAGCATATCGGCTCTCATATTTTCACGTCTTTCTATTTCTTTATTGTATCTTTCAAAAAAATCCGTATCACAATCTATGTATTTTATGCTATCGGTATCACAATAGGTAACATTATAATCTAAGGCTAAAATTCCTTGCCATAAATTACGCCTTGCGTATGCCGTGACCCAAACACCAAATTGGAACGCCCCAAAAGTCTTAGATAGTTTCTTTTTTTCACTTGCAATTTTTGTGTAAAAATTTTTTTCATCTAGCAACTCCTTTTTCCATCTATCCTCTTCAAATTCTATTGTATCGGTTATATTTTTAGTGACCATCATTCCATACATTGAGTTTATATATTGTTTACTTTTCATATATAACGGCTCTTTTTCTTCGATACCTTTTAATGTGGTTTTATTTCCGTATAATTCTAATATGTATTTTACAAAAGTAGGTGAAAGATAGTCATTGCTAGATATTCGAAAATCTATTATATTAAGATTGTCAAAATCGTAGCATAATTGAAACATTTCATAATCAACATTTGTCAATGATAACTGTACGTAATCAGCTTTTAATACCCTACCGTTATCAAGTGAATATCCTTTTATTTTTGCACATTTAGAAAACGATAGCCATGTATTCCAGCGTTTCGAATATAAATGTTCGACGTCGAACGTTATTATATAACTGTAATTATCATTGTTAAAATAATCATCACATGGTATTGTTTCCTCAAAGTACGTCATAGGGTATTTTTCCAAGCACATTACAGTGGGATAACTAGATGATATATCTTTACTAAAAACGTTATCTAATACAACGTTAGTGTGTACTGCATTACTATGTGCATAACCACCCATAAGACAATCACATAATAAAGAATAATCTTCGATTGTCTCCGGAATCAATTTTATACAACGTTTTCTGTATTTGTATTCACTACTTACGTTCATACGATAAATTACTTCTTTTCGTACTTCTCCTGTTTGAGTAAATGGTATGTCGATTATATGACCGTATTTTTCTTTGTACTGTAATAAACCAAAATACATAACAAGCACGTCGTTAAAACAATATGCTAATTCTTTATCAGTGAGTGTTGTTTTAGGTGTTCTCAAAATAGTATAATCGAGATTGCCTACCAATTTTTGAACACTCAACTTTCTTTGTTCTGCCCACGTTGCCAAACTCATATTTGTCAAAAAATAACTGCACCTAAATTGATAAGTACTCCATTCCGCGAACAATGGTTTTCTAGCCTGCCGAGCAAAAACATAATCAAATTGTAATACATTTATCAAAAACTGAAATTCGAATGAAAAATTGTGTATATACACTATTTTCTTATGTGGTTCGTAGTATTCTAGTTCTTGTAAAAAGTCTTTGAAATCTTCCAATGTTCTTCCCCAAAAAACGTTATCGTTTATGGAGAACTGCCATACATAACAGATAGAAAATTTCTTGCAATCTTCATAATATTTTTTACTTTTTCCCAAGTATGGTTCTAGTGTATCACTATCTTTATGCAAAAATCCACTGGAAGTTTCAATATCAAAACACATTATATCATCATTGACTATATCAGCCCGATTTTTCTTTTTAAAGTAATGTTTTTTAAACTCAATTTCTGATAATGGGGAATCCCTTATATTATACATATGCAACTATGTCCTTGTTAAAATTCCTGATACAAAATCTCTGAAATTTACATTATTTCTTTCTTCTGTGTCAAGCTTATTCCATTGTGTTATAACCATATCAACACTCTTTCTAAAGTTAGGTTTATCTTCCTGTGCAATACTTGTCCAAACTGAAAAAATGTCCTCTAAAGAATATGGGTTTTCAGTAAAACGTTCTACACGTTCCGCAGTTGCTACCGACCTATCAGAATCTTCATAAAACAATTCCTTAATCTTCCCCCATGAGGGGGAAGAAAAAACAGAATCCCAAAAAACTGCCTGTGATTGACTCATGTTTTTTGTAAAGGTTTGAAAACCTTTATTCTGTAGTGATTTTTTAAAACCTGTTATTGTACTATAACTAGAACGTTGATAAGTTTTAGCAACTTGTAATAACTGTTTCTTTTTTTCTTCCGTCAATCCGGAAACTTTAAACGTTGGAACTCCGATAGACTCATATCCATATATCATATCTAACTGATGTTTTATTATTTGAATGGAGTCATGTTCTTCCCCTAGATATGCAGTCATTCTTTTCAGCCGTTTATTCATGTTTGCTAAAAGTTTCCTAGGATTTTCAGAAATTATATTTTTTTCATCCTGCATTACAGATCAACCCACTCAAAACCAACACAATTTTTGTGATATTTCATATCTACATATTCATGGGCTTTTATCCCGACTAAACCATTTTTAATTAAGTCAATTGATTCAGAATCTTTTAATATATCTTTTACTGTAGCGGTCATATGTGACGGTAAATCTAATAAAGTCTTTTCAGACTTAATAATTGCTACAGGATGGTCATTGTAAAGCCCTTTTTTATTGATATATAAACCGTCAATCTTTACTACATTACTTCCGTACTTTTCTACAAAATTGTAACCGTCAATAAACTCATAATCTTTAATGCCAATATTAAAAATGACATTTCCTTTATTATACTTCTGTGCAAAACTCATATTTTTACCTCTTTTCTCTCCGTCATGCCGATGAGCCAGCAGTATTTTTATTTTGAAATGTTCGACATCGAACA